GCCCATTCGGACACGGTTAATGCCTTGCGAGGTGCAAAGGCTTTAGCGCGGGTGGCGTGGATGATTTGGGCGGCGTTGATGTGCTCTAGGGTTTGTTGGATGGCGGTCATGGTGGCCTGTTTTGTGAGTTTATGTTAGATATCAACCGAGTAATCTTTAGTAACAAATCCTTTATTTTTGTCGCCGACTAAACAATGCCTAACCCATATTTTTCTTCCGTCAGGAAGACGCCTTATGTGCCCGCGTCTTAAATGCAGTCTTGGGCTAGCATGTGTTCCGGATTTATCGGTGTCTTGTTTTGTTGATTGGCCATTTATGTGAAGCGTGTGATAGGAAAAAAATGGTATTTTTTTCTTCTTTATCCGTGATTTGTTTAGATTTTCTGAAGGCTTATGCTCTATCGTATATACATTGCTGCATGAAAAAACCTCTATTGATCTTGCCATTTCAAATAAATAAAATACAAAATACATTTGTTCTTCTGACATTAAGTCGCAAGATAAGAAACCATTACTATCACGAAACAATTGCTGTCCGGTTTTAACGTCACACACACTAAATCCGTATTGATTATTATTACCATCACAAGGCTTATCAATAACCAACCATACCGGAAAGCTAATCCAACGCCCTTTGCTTCCAAGAAATAGGCTAAACGTTATCTGCCCGTCTTCGTGATCAATTGCTAAAAAGATAAAGTGAGTTTTAGTATCTTCTTTACATACCTGGAATGTGCAAACAGGGTACGGAAGCTCAAAGAAAGCGAAATTTGACAGATCAGCAAGAGACTCTAGCTGTGATGTATCACCGATATCGAATTTTACTGAAGCACATAACTTACTTTTAAGCGCTTCATTATCGCAACACGCTATTAACTCATGTATTTTCACCATATAAGCCTCACCTGGTAAGTTTATGAAAGCTCTGCGACAATTCACCGAGCAAGTATTCAATCTGATCCATCAGCAGCGCGCGTATTTTCTGTTCGTCGCTTTCGGCGGCAAGCTGCGGAGCTAGCATATCGGGCAGTGATTCAAGCCGATTGCGGATAATGGTATCGCCGTCTGCAACAGCCAATTTGGCATCCTGCGCGACCAGCAGGATGCCAACTTCTTTTTCGTAGGCTATTTTGGCCTGCATGGCGGCATATTTCTCTTTCATGGCCCGCGCTTGCTGATAGGCGCTGCCCGCCTTGCCGGTCATGTCGTCCAGTACGTGTCCGGCTGTACCGGATACCGGCTTGCTGGCTTGTTTTTGCTCGCGCTCCCGATCATGACGATCAACTACACCAGCTTTGCTGGGATCCCTGGTTTCGTCTAACAGCGTTATCGATTCTTCGACATTTACCATCCGGCCTTGCATCACAATCCGGCCAGCGTCTTTTTGCTGGGTAATGTATCCGGGTGTTTTGCCGATATGCCTGGCGAACTCTGCTTGACTCATGAGACTCATGCCAGCGCCTCGAATCGATTACAGGCATCTGTACCAGGCCATTTGACTGTTGTTGGCCGCTCCTTGAGCAAACACAAGCCAATGCCGGTGCCATCACCAATTTTGTCTCGCACCCAAAGACCACAATCAGCACATACCGCCGGGTTTTGTAGTATTTCTACTTCTTGATGATCTGATGTGCTAGAAATAGCGCCAATTTCTAATTCTACGCTGCGTAGCCCATCAATCATGCCGTGGGCATACAAATCCTTAACCAGGGTATAAAACTCAGGCACAGTGGCTTTAATTTCAGCCCTGAATTGTTCCACATTATCTTTTAAACACTTCTTCATCTTATTTTTTTTAAAACAAATAAAGGTTGTAGGGGGTGTCGTGGGTGCGTATTTGACCCCCGACAACTAAAGACGGCGTAAAACGTGCCCTGTCGGGGATGTAGGGGATGTAGGGGGTAGCATATACGCGCGCGGATTCCTTTAGTAAAGACAAGATAGGAATTATTATTGTGTACACGCGCACGCCCGTAAGGACACACCCCCGACATCCCCGACAGGACGCGCATAATAAAGCTTCTACCCCCGACAGGCCATCCCCGACATCCCCGACATCCCCGACAGAAAAGAACGGTATCATGCCTTTAAAAATCATGAGCCCCCCCTTTATAGGCGTCGATACACTGCCTAAAATCCTGAATACGATAGCCCAGCCATTCCTTTTCCTTAGCTTCTTTGCCAACCGGCACTGTTTCACAATTGTGCGGATAAATAATCGCCCTAGCGGATGCGCTTTGCTGTTTATTGATTATGAAACGCTTGTTTTCTTTTCTTACACCAGGCCGCTTGGAAAGATGATCAATGGCTTTATTCAGTGGCGATGGTTTTACGCCTTGTCGCCCACACCAATACTTATAAATATCGTAGATATCTTCAGACAACACAGGGATATTATTGGAGCTTATTTCAATTTCATTAGAGCCATCCCCTTTCATTAGATTAAACTCACCCCCCATCCAGTCATCATAAAAACGCAATATGGAGTCCTTGCTCAAATTAAGCAGTTCCTGTTTGGCAATGGTCATCGGCGGCTTGGAATGCTCGTTAAAATCGCCGACATCGATATTCAATAGCCAATCATGCAGAGCCGCAATGCCACCGTTTTTGATTTCTTCACTGATCGCCTTGTAAAAATCCGGGTCTTTTTTTGCAGGCGTCCAGATTACGCAATGGCGGCGATCGTCTTCTTCAATGACGACCGGCATCCTTTCATTTGACAGGAACACCAAATTGACGTGATTCCTTTCCTCATAAGCGGCCATGTTTTTAGGGTTGACCCGTATCCATTCGCCAGTTATGAATGCCTTAAGCTTGTTTTTTACGTGATAAAGGTCTGATCTGGCCACCACCTCGTCAGCAATCAAAAACAGTTTGCGGCTAGCCCAGTCATTGAACTTATCCTCGATGGCCGACTGATCGATAATCCGGCCATAGCAACCGTACATATCCATGATCGCTTCAAAAAACAGGTTTTTCCCTGTTCCTTGCGGCCCGTGCAATACCAGTGTCGTGCGCATTTTTGCGCCTGGGTTTTGCAGAGGATAGGCTAGCCACTTGATCACCCACGTGGCCAGGTCCATCGAGTTGTGCTCGTCGCTACACATGTGATACAGCAAACCAAGCAACGCATCACATTTACCTGCCTTGGGTTGCGTTGGCCAGCCAGCCCATAGATTACAGGTGATGTTTTTATCTTCTCCAGCAGGATCAAAGCCGACGTTTTCAGGCCGCACTATGCTGCGTTGCGGAGACTCCGACCAGCGCCGATGTATTTCACGCGACTGGCAGGCGTCACGCATATCGGACAACGTAACTAAAACATGTTCTTGATGATCAAACAGCGTGCCGCCTTTGCCATATACCAGGCTGAAACGTTCCAGCAGTTCATCAGTGGAATCAATAGGCTTTAACTTGCCATTTACCCCGCCCCCCTGCTGTGATTCGTCCCGCGCCTTTGCGCCAACACTCCAACCAAATTGCAACAAAGCGCTCTCGACTTGGGTCCTTACCGTGTGCAGGCCATCAGTCAAATGCAGGTCGTTAAAATCGGTTAGTTTGCCTTGATTGCGGCAGTAATGGTCAAAGCGTGCAGCTGGATCAGCAAAGCGAGGACTGATCACCCGGCCATTGACAGCCAATGCTGCCAGTTCTGAGAACTCAGCACCGGCATTACGCTTGCCGTGTGGCTCGTTACAATGCGGACAGGTAGGTGACAGATTAATGTTTACTGGCTGTTGACAATGCTTGCAGGTGCTGAACGCGTCATCATCCGCGCATATTAAAAATTTTGTATGTGGATAGCGCTTTTTCAATGCTGTGGCAACGCTTTGCAGGTTGCCCGCATCGAACGCCACCGCAACCGGAAACCCCGTGGCCTCATGCAGACTGGCAGCGGTGGCATAACCTTCCGCAATCAGCAGTAAATCAATCGGGGATCCAATAAGATGGAAATGAGATTTTTTGACGACACCGGCAGGCCAGAACTGTTTGTCTCTGCCGTTGTGTTTGTCGATAAGGTCTTTTTGTTTGGTCTTGTCCAGGATGAATTGCAAACCATGCAGCCGCCCTGAGGTATCCAGCATCGGCACCGCCAAAGCGCCTTTTTCAGTAAAACGGATACCATGCGCGGCAATGCCTTTCCTGTGCAAATAATCGCAGTCGCCATCCGTTTGCAGATTGCGCCAAGCTTTGTCCGCCCTTAGCGCCGATTGCTCGGCGCGCTTTTTCTGCTCCCAGTCCGCACGCTTTTTGTCGTCAGCTATCCGTTTTTTTATCGCGGCTTTCTGCTCAGCGCTTAACTCGACCTTAGTTAACTCGATTTTTTGCGCATTGGCATCGGCACCTTGCCAGATTCCGTACGATCCAACAAAAACGGTGTCACCGCCAGACAGGGTTATCTCGTGCAATATGTACCAGCCACGCTTTTCCTTGTCGCCATCGATCCGGCAGCGGACCATTCGGCCAACATCCAGCCGGTTTACGATCAAACCGAAGCCGGTTATTTGCCCGATTACATCATCATAGTTCGAGGCCATTTAGTAACTCTCAACCCCACTACCTACCCAAGCATCGCGGGTCCGAAACTTAGATCGGAAGAGCACACGTCTGAACTCCAGTCACCTT